GAAGCAGGAGGGCTACGACCTGAACGGAGCTCGAGCTCGCAAGGCTCGCTTCATGGCGACCGACTTGCTCAAGGTCATCCAGCACGAGGCGACCATCGTCGCCGTCTGCGCCAGCACCATCGCCAATGGGCGTGTGCTTTCACCGGAAGATCACCAGCGTCTGCGTCTCGCGACCTCACGCATCAACGAGGCAATGGAGTACGCACGATGAGCAGTCTCACCTACATCGAACGCATCGCTGGCGAGCTCGACACCGCTCGAGCCAACAGACTCAAAGAGCAGAACATCGACTTCGATGCCTACCTCCAGGCACGCGAGGATGACATCGGTCGCATCAAGACCCCGAAGTCCTTTGGCGACGAGTTGATCGACGAGTTCTTTGGCGACCCCCGCCAGCACGGTCTCGACCTCCCGTGGATCAAGACTCGCGAGAACTTCCTGATCCGCCCCGGCGAGGTCACGGTCTGGACAGGTTTCAACGGACACATGAAGTCGATGTGTACCGGCTTCGTGATGCTCCATCTGTTGACCCAAGACCAGAAGGTCTGCATCGCGTCTTTCGAAATGAAGCCGCGCAAGACCCTGCGTCGGATGGCAACCCAAGCCATCGGCACCAAGAACCCGACCGAGGAGTACGTCAACAGATTCCTCAACTTCGCCGAGGGCAAGGTCTTCCTTTACGACCAGCAGGGCGAGACCTCACCCGAGCGAATCCTCGGGGTCATCTACTACTGCGCCGAGCAACTGGGCGTGACGCAGTTCGTGGTGGACAGCCTGATGAAGGTGGTCGCCAACGAGGACGACTACAACGGACAGAAGCGGTTCATCGGTCAACTGTGCGCCGCCGCCAAGGATCTGAACATCCACATCCACCTCGTGCATCACTCGCGCAAGCGTGATGACGAGAGCCGTCGCCCCGGAAAGCAGGACGCCAAGGGCACGGGCGCAATCGTAGACCAGTGCGACAACTTCATCACGGTCTACAAGTTCCCGAAGAAGGACGGGGACGACGAGGACAAGCCGACGCATGGCCTGTACGTGGACAAGCAACGGCATGGGGAATGGGAAGGACTGGTCGCTCTGTGGTTCGACGACATGAGCTTGCAGTTCAAGGAGAGCGTTCGCGATTCACGGAGGCACTATGTCTGAGAAGCAAAGCTACACACACCTCGTTCACAAGATCGGCAGACTCGAGCTCGAGATCGCCACCCTGCGCTTGGAGATCAAGCACCTCAAGCGCGAGAGGAACACGGCTTACGAGGAGGCATCCGAGTTCGTCATGGATCACGGACTGATCCGCAACGGAGACGAGTTGGTCAATGTCTGCGAACAGATCAAGAGTCTGTCCAGCCGTCGCAATCCTGAGTGGGACTTCCAATGAGCCAGCGGTATTGCAAGCACAAGTTCGTGAGCATCCCCGGCAGGGACTCCGACAAGGGCTACTGGTTCCGGTGCATCTACTGCGGCAAGGAAGAGTTCGGGAGGGTCGCCAGTGGACAACCGTGAAGAACAGAGACGCCGGAACAGAGAGCTCATGCCCAACCTGGCTGAGTTGGTCGATGAGTTCCGGTCTGTTTTCCCAGACGCCAAGGTGGTCTGGGGCGTGGACAAGGTGACGGGGCATGAGGTGGGCAAGCGAGAGGAGCTCGATCCCGACAAGGTGTTCCAGATCCCCCGCAACTACCACCCATCCCAACAGATCGAGACGAAAGGAAAGAAGAAATGAACGAGAAGATTGAAGCCCGACTTGCCGAGCTCCGTTCGATGAGCGATGCGTTTGCCAAGGCGTTCGCCGAGCGCACGTACTTGGAGAAGTTCCGGGAGGCGAAGCTGGCGATGCTGATGAAGGAGGCGGAGACCCGAGGGTTCTCGCAAGTCACCGCCCAAGACCGTGAGGCACGAGCTCATCCCGAGTACGCCGCCCTGCTCGCCAACCTGCGTACCGCAACAGAAGAGTCTGAGCGTCTGCGCTGGCACCTCGAGGTAGCGAAGATGGGCGTGGCTGTGTGGCAGACACAGAACGCCAACGAGCGTGCGGAGCGGAGGGCGTATGGAGCATAACTACGGAGCAGACCTTGCGAACGGGCTGGTCGAAGAAATTCTAAAGGTCATTCACAAGTATGACGAAACGATGGTCGTTGCCACCGCTGTGGGGTGTCTTGAGATAGCCAAGCAACAACTGATCCTCGAACAGTTTCAGGAGGACGAGGATGAATAAGGACGACATCAAGCCCGAAGACCACCCTGACATTGCTGGGGGCTGGATCTGGACAGATATGGAGATCCGCTGGATCAAGAAGCAGATTGCCGACGCCGTCGCCGCAGAGCGAGAGGCGTGCGCGAAGGTTTGTGAGGAATTGTTGCGTATGGTTAGTTCAGGCGACGAGCACATGGATGGCGTGACAGATTGCATTGAGGCAATCCGAGCAAGGAGCGGAGAGCGTGAGCACGACGCATCATCGGACTGTTGGTGCAACCCTGAGCTCGACTACAAAGACCCGGACACCGGGGCGGAAGTGTGGGTTCACAAGGAGCCGCAGTGACTAAGTGCGAGCACCTCGGAATCTGTCAGGACAGCAAGCGCAAGTGCGCCGACTGTCCACACAGGCGCATCGGCTGGGGCGTCACCGTCACCCGCATCCTTGATCTGTTGCAGATGTTCGGGCCACTGACCCGTGCCGACATCTGCGAGCACCTTCAGGGCAAGCATGACGCAGGGAACGTCTCCGCCATCCTGACGAGGATGCGGAAGTCCACCCCAAAGAACCCGAAGCGCATCTACATCATGCGCTACATATACGAAGCCGAGTACGGCACGCGCCGCTACCCCCGAGCGGTTTACGCACTTGGCGACAAGCCCTGCGTGAAGAAGCCGAAGCCACAGACCAAGGAGAACAGGCGCCGGTACAGAGCGAAGCTGAAGTCGTTGAGCACCACTAACAGCGTGTTCAACCTCGGGCTCACCGTGCGACAGATTCGTGAGACGAGGAGATCAGCATGAGCGCATTAGAGAAACAGGTGGCTGGCGACCACTACAAGAAGCACGCCATTCAACCCATCGAGTTCATCCACGCGAACGGCATTCCGTTCTGCGAGGGGAACGCCATCAAGTATCTGTGCAGGTGGAGGGAAAAGGGCGGGATCGCCGACCTCGAGAAGGCCAAGCACTACATCGAACTGTTGATCGAACTGGAGGCAAAGAATGCACCCAACACTTGAAGCCGCCATCGAGGCGGGGAAGCGAGGCGCAATGCAAGCGGCGGCGCACGCCGACTGGGAGAGCATGGAGTGGACGCAACGAGCGGCGATTCTGTTCATGGACTTTGCCCGAGACGAGAAGCTGGGCGAGCCCTTCCTGACAGAAGAAGCCCGAGCCTACGCCGAGAGCAAGGGGCTTGAGCCAGCACCAGACAACAGAGCTTGGGGCTTCATCGCCAAGGCAATGCGTGAGTCCGGGCACATCGTCTTCGCTGGGTACGCCGCCGCCAAGAGCTCGAACGGTTCACCCAAGTGTCTGTGGAAACTGCTGTGAACAAGCCGATTCCTCCGCACCTTACGTTCCGACAGGCGCTGACCCTCGGCTACGTGTCGCGGATGGAAGACCGCGAGTACATGAATTGGGTGAAGACCCTGCGGTGTGTGTCCTGCCATGCCCCGGCTGACGACCCGCACCACCCGACGGGCACTGGCTTCAAGGGGATGGGCTCGAAGGTTCCCGACTACTGGGTCATCCCGGTCTGTCGCAACTGCCACGACGCCATCCACCACAACTGGAAAGAGTGGGAGGAGGTCAACGGCGAACAGATCTTGCACGCCGCCCTCACACTGACCCAAGCGTTGTACGAGGGGAGACTGCGGTTTGAGTAGGTTGTTGTCGCTCACCATTCTCCCGAGCTCATGTCGTGTCCCCGGTTGTCTCAACCTTGCAGGATCGTACGGAGTCTGTCGCTCCCACCAGGACGGCCTGGTCAAGGATGCCTTCGATGCCGCCGTCCGCGAGGGAGTCTGTTCTGCCACCTCCCCGTCGTGCTTCCCATCCAGCACTGAGTGGCGTGAGTACGTCGTAGCCGCAGTCCTGTGCCGCAACACGAGCGAGCGCCGAGCCGCACCCGTGGAGTTCTGCCGGGACTGCACGCCCGAGTACAAGCGAGAGCAGATGGAGGCGGGGAAATGCGCCCCCGGAG